AAGTAATCTTCGTTTATGGACATTGGGTTGTATGTTGCATCAATGAAGTTTGCTCCACCTGATGCACTTGGAATTCTTCTTTGGTTGATCTCGTTCTTGACTCTCTCAACGAACTGCATCGCCAAGTGTGTAGGCATGTTACCCACGTCAATGTAGAATACTCTTCTTTCAGGTGCTCTCTGTACCCTGTAAATTATGATTGCGTCTTCTAATAATTCTTTCTGTTTGTAGACTTTGAAAACTTGTTCTAGCACTGACTGTCCAAACGGGAATAAGTTGTCCAATCCGTCTGACATCGACATATGAATTACATGTTCTGCGTTTATGTTGTACGCATTCATTGTTTTGTAGAATCTGCCACCAGCGTTTCCGCCAGCGAAGCCTGACATATTGTTCGTTGCACCTGCGTTTGCATAACTTGAACCATAAGCCGCTGTGCCTCCACCTGTTGTTCCACCACCACCGTATGTTTGGTTCGGTGTGATCTGTGTTGCACTTAATCTCTGTAGGTTAGGGTTGATGTCTCTGATCACATACTGTTCGGGTTTTTTGCCTTCTGATTCGTTTACAACAATCCTGTCAACTTTTGCGTTGTCGATGTACAACCATTTCTGTGTTTCAGGATCTCTTACGAAGAAACAGTCTCCGTATTTCAGTGCGTTTCTAAATATTCTGAAAATTCTTTTGTTAAACTTATTTGATTTTGTCCATTGCTGTAAAGCCTTCTTGAGAAGTTTCACTTCATGCTCTGTTGTTTCGTCTTTGAACACAAGATCGAATGGAGTTTCATTTTCTGTGTTTTTCTGTGTTGAAAATTCTGCAAGGATGTCCAGTGCCGCGTTGATCTCACTATCTGAATCCATCTGGTCATACTGGAAGTATCTCTGTATCCTGTTGGGGTGTCCTGTGTACACGTCTGGCAAGTAAGAACTGTAGTTCCTCTTTGCGAAGTTTGGTACCTTCTCACCAGATATTGGAGAAAGGTTAGCGTCTTTAAAATATTTTTTCCAAGCCATGCTTTATATTACACTTTTTTGTTCATTTAAGCAACCTAAACAATACCTATTTGATTGACATCTTTACGTGCTGTTTTCTCAACTGCTTTCAAGGCCCTGCTTTCGACTGCAACAAGCGTATTTACGCCATTTACCATATTCGTTAAAGTCTTATTTGCACTGTTCAGTTCTGTGATCATGCTGGACATCTTTGTTTCCAATGCCTCTGTGTCAAATGTGTCTTTGAGATCTTTGTTTGCAGTGACGGTGCTTGAGGTTCCAGAGGTAACAATCTCAGGTCCATTTTCGCCAACTAGATAAGTTTCTCCCGCATTCATCGGCCCGCCAAATGCTCTCTTATTGTCGTTCATCATTAGTCCCGCCAATCCAACGAGGCCACCAATACCTGCTCCTACAGCCAATCCAGGCAATCCAAATATCTTCCCTAAACTTGCACCTGCCAAAGCACCACCTAGTATACTAGACCCTACGCCCAGTGCTTTGCCTCCTGTTGTCTCTGCGGTACTTGCCTGAGTGGCACCACCGATTACCGCGGCTCCTCCGCCCAAAACTCCTAGACCCTTTCCTGCAAAACCTAAACCTTTGCCAAGGACACCTCTGATGCCACCTAGTTGTGTAACCATTCCTTTTTGGCCCAAGGCCGTACCAGCGGCAATTATTGCAATTTCCTTTGCTTCTGTGAATAGATATTTTCCTGCCAGTCCTGCCACTATCAATCCTGCTGTCAATCCAGGTGCGGCACCGAGTGCAACCGCAATTGAGCCACCTTTTCCGAATGCTGTTTGAATGCCACCTACGAATCCTCCCAGTGCTGGTCCAAATGCTCTTAGGAGTCCGGTTTCAATCTGTTGGAATTGGCTTGCGAGAACTTTGGTCGCCTGTTCAAATGTTGTTAGGTTCTGCACAAGACTAGTTGCGGATTTATTCTGTTCGTCTAGCACAGAGCCGGCATCTGTAACTCTTCTACCAAGTTCGATTATTCCTCCTTGTAGTTGTAAAAATTCAACTTGTCCTGTAACGGTTGCCTGTCTAAATCTGTCAATACTACCTGCAGACAGATCCCTTATGTTGATAAGTGCTTGTTCGCTTGACACAACTCCTGAAATCAAATCATTGACTACATCTCTTGCCCCTGGAATGTTTTGTACAAGAGCCAGTGCTGATTCAGTTACTGGAACACCTGCGTTGGCTATAAGGTCTTGAAATCCTTCTGCTAATTGAGGAGATATCCCTTCAACTGTGGCCGCAAATCCTTGCAATCTTCTTCTAGTTTCTTCTGTTTGTCCTTGCAGTGCCGCTTGGAATCTTTCGTTTGCTTTTTGAGATTCGATTGCCGCCCTTAATTCATCTCTTTGTTGTCCTGTTAATTTTGCTAACCTGTCCAACTCTTCGGCAAATGCTATTGCACTGTTGATTCTTTGTGAATCTGTCAATTGGTTAAGAACACCTGTCCTTCTTTGTGCATCTAAATTTAATAATAGTGTTTCGTTTATTTCTTCAACTGTGAATCCTAATGGTGCCAGTCTATCTATACCAACTTCTCTTGTGATACGTCCAAGTTCCGCTATCCTTTGGGCTCCTTGTGTTGTCGAACCAAACAGTGCCGCCAGGTTCTGTGAATTACTAGCAACCAATGATGCAAAATCATCTAGTGGTAATGCCGCGTTGGCCGCCGCATTTCTTAGTTCGACTATCGACTGTCCAAAGTTTGCACCTGTTTGTGAAAGTTGTCTAAATGTTTCAATGTTTACATCGAGCCTGTTTCCTAGAAGTCCGAGACCTCTTACGTTATCAGTGAAAGCACTGATTGAACCTTGTCCTTCAAATGCCGCTTTACCTATTCCAACAAAACTGTCTCCCAGTTTTTTACTGACCTCAAGTATTTTCTCATTTTGTTTGATCTGTGATTCTGTCTGCTTGATCTCTTTTTCGATTAATTTGTAGGTTTCGGTATCTGCTTTAACAAGTTTTTGGGCGATCCTTAGTTCTTCGATCTTTTTCTTGTTTAGATCGTTGTCTAACTTGTTTTGTTTCTTGGCATTCTCTAGTGCTTTCTTGGATTCCTCGGCCGCTTTCCTCCTGGCCGCCGAATTACCACCTACGCCACCGCTGTCTGCTATTTCCTGTAGATCCTTGATAATCTGCTCTAATGTTGCCATACGACTTTAATTTTTACCTTTTTATACGCATATAAATATAGACATCTATACGCTTTTAGTGTATATTTATAGAATAAAAAAATGACGGAAAACACAAACCCACTAAACAAGTATTTTAGACAACCAAGCATATACGTGTCGTTGCCTTCGGGTGGTGCATATCCTCCGCACGTGGTAACACCATCGCAAACCGGTGAACTGGGTGTGATGCCCATGACTGCCAAGGATGAGATCAGGTTCAAAACACCTGATGCATTAATGAACGGACAAGGTGTAGTTGACGTCATTCAGAGTTGTGTGCCTGATATAAAGGACGCATGGCAAATCAGAAGTTATGATCTAGACACCATCCTGGTTGCAATTAGGATAGCAACATATGGTGAGACCATGGACATAAATTTTACCGTGCCGGGTGCAAAGGAACAAGTTTCACACTCAATAAATTTACCTGCAATATTGGATGAGTTGCGAGGGACAAAAGTAGACAGCGATATCTTCCTAAAGGACGGATTGAAGATTGCGATTCGACCGTTGACCTACAAGGACATGACAACGACTTCATTGAAAACTTTTCAACAACAGAAGATGTATGGCGCAATCCAAGACTCACAACTTTCAGATGAAGAAAAAGCAACAAGATTCAACGAAGCATTCAAGACACTGACTGATCTCAATGCCAGTATACTTCTAAAAAACATTGAGAAGATCACAATGCCCGATGGCACAGAGATCACAGACCCGACGCACATAAAGGAATTTGTGGAAAACGCAAACGCAACTCTTATCAAGGAGATAGAAGACAATCTCCAGAAGGTGCGTGGACAGGGTGCAGTGAAGCCGCTTAAACTGAAGGCCACCGAAGACCAGATCAAGAAGGGTGCACCGGCAACATACGAGGTACCCGTAACTTTCGACACATCAAATTTTTTCGTATAACCTTGCTTTCACAAACGGAATCTGACATCATCAAGACATTGAAGGACATGGAGAGTGGCCAGAAGTCCCTGAAGCACGAGCTGGTAAAGATCAGTTGGTACATGAGGGGCGGACTTTCATATTCTGAGGCCATGGCGCTGAGTCCAACGGAGCGTGAGATCATTGCACAACTGGTAAAAGACAACCTGGAAACTACCAAGAAAAGCGGTCAACCTTTCTTCTAAGATATAGTATACTATTATGGTATCGAAAAATGCAGATAATTAACACTTACATATGTCCGAAAAAGACCTAGTCAAGGAACTCAAAGCCGAAATCGTAGAAATCACAAAGGATCGTGACGATGCCCTGGCGAAAGTCAAAAGCAAAGAGAGCCGGATGAAGCAGGTGTTGATCAAACTGGAGCACAGAGAACAGGACGTCCACTCGTGTGGACACAAGATAGGTGAGCAGAACAAGGAGATTGCGGAACTCAAGGCCAAGTTAGAGACCAAAGCAAGGTTGCTGGACGAGGCACTGCAGAAGATCAAGGGCATACATGACGACTCAACAGAAAAAACAGACACCGACCCAGACGATCCAGAAGTGGATTAGGGAATTCGTCACCCGACCCAACCCGGTGTTCGGTGACCTACCGCCCTGTCCATACGCCCAGAAGGCCATAGTGGACGGCAAGGTGGAGTTCCTGGAACTGGATGGCATCGGCGAGTTCGGCACCATATTCACACACATATGGGATTTCGATTTCGACAACAAAGACGTGCTGGTGATCATTGCGGAACCGGACCAGTACACGGCGGAACAGACAGTGGAGATAGCGGACAGGCTCAACGAGGCACTCATGCCCAGCGACATCGTGGTGCTGGAGGATCATCCCGACATAAAGGAGAAGGTCAAGCAGGTCAAACTCAACAACGGCCATTACATACTGTTCCTGGCACAGCGGTTGTCAAAACTCAACAAATTTTCCAAGATGCTGGAGACGGGTCCTTACTATAAAAATTGGTCTAAAGATTATCTGAGATCAGTGAAAGGTTTCCGAGATCCGAAAAGTCCGAAAGTTTAGAGTCCCTCCTACACAGTCGTTTGTACTGTTTCTTGTTGGTGCTCCATTCCGTGCCAGTCCACCACTCGAATCCCCTGTAGTTGGCCTTGTATTCCGATGAATGCTCATAGCCGGAACCCATGTAGAAATATCTCACGTAGTTGTTGCTGGCCCACTCGATCTCCATGTCCAGCGTGATGTCTGATATGGGAACAGTGTTGGCGTGTATCACGCTCTCCAGTCCGGCGAGGTCCTGCGAGTCATACGTGTCTATGGTGCTGTAGTTGTCTTCCTGGTACCGGTATCGTTTCTGTTTGGTGAACCCTATGATGTTGTCCGCGGTGCCGGTGTAGAACAGCATGAACTGATCACGCTGGTGGTAGTGTCCGAACGGATCGTAGTCCGCGCCAAATTTTTTCCTCTCCATGTACTGCTTGTATATGTGCGGCAGTCCCAACAGCCTCACCATCTCACTTGCGTCGATCACTTTCATGCCGATCTTTTTGCCGTCGTGCGTGTGCGATTTGTAACGAGGACGCCATTTGTCTATGTCGATCCTTGTGCTACGTGATTGGTAGAACACCTCACGGTGATTGCCTATGGGATGGTCAAGTGCGAGCCAACCTCTCTCGATCGCCTCTGATTCCTCATCCTCGTCCACTATGGCCATGGGCCTGCATATGACAAGATCCTGCTGTTCCTGTTTGCCGAAAGTGTGGTCGAAGAGTAGTTCCATGCAACTACTTAATTCATGCTAGGAGATGACTTACGTCATCTGAAACTTCGCTTACGCTCGTTTCCTTTTTTTAATTTACGCAGAGAACAGTAATTTACGCATTTACGCAATGTGCGTCCTGCTGTACTAGATGAGCAGTCACAATACTGCTATTTCTAGCAGTATCGACTTTAACCCGTGTACTGAGTTCGCAGTCACCATACATCGTTGCTATCGCCGGGCGGTTGTGCTGTACCCGTTAACTTATACTATCCAACGCGAGCCCACTGCATCTTTGTATGATAATCTACAGTAGACCTGAGGTTGCTGTTTCTCAGAGCCTCATCATTTTTTGCTGTTTGCATCAAGGGATTCACCTGTCGCTTGTTAGCCGCATTTCCCTGCTCACTGGTTGCGATGCTATGTTTGCCTGATTGAAATTTTTAAAGAATGTAGTGTGCCTATCGCACTTGTTTATACTAGTTTTATTTGCAGGTCAATCTTTTTGGCTTTAAATAAAATTAAATGAAATCAATTGAAAGTTTTACCGGTTTCCAGCCACTGCAGGAGGCATGGATAGGAGGCACGTATCCAATCAAGTTTTACGAGGATTTACCAAATCAGGTCGAAGACACGTTTTCTAGAATCACAGAACAGACCTTGTATGGATTGAAAAATTTACAGAACAAGTTGACGGAATTAGGAGTAAAGGTAAGGACACCCGGATTTACCAACAACAAAGAGGACTACCTGGATAGTTTTGGCAACCTCATTAAACCACCAATTGCTCCGAGGGACTGGGCAATGACCATAGGTGAGCAGTTGTGGATAATACCACAAGGATACAAGGTGGAACCTTTTGCTGATGCAATAAATGAATACAGGGATAACGGTGATAGGGTTGAAATTTTGGAGAGAGGACCAGATCCACGCTCTTGGCTAGGATTTCCTGGCATAGTAAGATTAGGCAAACGCCTAATAGTTGACACTGGTTTTGTTGAACAGTCTGAAAGTTCTGAATACCACGACAAGATAAAACAAGCAGTCGCGATGTTGGAAGTAGATTATGATGTCATAAAAACTGATAGTGGAGGACATCTGGATTCTGTTTTTTGTCCTATAGCGAAAGGCAAAATTTTTTCTAGTCACTGGGGAGAAAAGTCTATGTACGAAAAGTCTACTCCCGGCTGGGAAGTTTTTTGGTTGGATACCAAAGAGAATGACAATGTAAATGGAAGATGGTGGACTAGTGAAAACAATTATTACAGTCCCATCTTTAATCAGCACGTAAATCAGAAAGCACAAGACTGGGTAGGTGACAGCAGGGAAACGGTGTTTGAGGCCAACATGCTTGTGGTAGACGAGTCCAATGTCATTTGCATTGCAGAGCATGATCAGAGTTTTAGAAAGATGGAGCAATTAGGAATAACACCCCACGTAGTAGATTTCCCAACTAGACATTTTTGGGACGGAGGAATACATTGCATCACAGTAGATATAAGAAGGACAGGAGGTTGCGTAGATTATTTCAATGGATAAAGACTTTTTAGTATTACACACACCGGGGGCGTTTGGCAATTTTATGGCATACTTGATTGATTGCCATATTGCAGGAGAAATGCTACCAGAACCTTTTGTTGAGTCAGGTGCTTCACACTCCAGGGAGTATCACGACACCACGCAATCCATAGACGTGGTAATACCTGGACTCTGGAAGGAAGTGGAAACATCTAAAAATGTTTTGGTTGGTTGTGTTTGGAAACCGGAACATTACAAATACATACTACACGCATATTACAGTAGGACCAATATTGGACAGTACGGTAGGTGTGGTATAGAATATTGCCAAGACAACTTTTTTGATTTTGTTAAGCGACATCAGGCCAGTGATCGCCTGCAACAGGATATCGTTGATTTACAAAGTCTTTTTGGATTAGTGATATCTGAAGAAAACAAGCAAGTGCCAAGGCACGTTCTTAGAATGTTCTTCTGGCACAAGATGATAGAAGAGGAAGCAAATATTGTGGTTGCTGAAAACAGTAAGATTAAAAATTATCCAGGAGTGGATTTGATTGATATAGCGGACATAATAGACCACGGTAGTTTGTGTAAATGGTTCACAGAAAGATTTAATAAATGCTTAGATTTCGAAGAAATACATAAGAATTTTATTAAACATAATAGGTCACTAATGGAATACAATAAAGCACAGGTATTATTTGGATCTGTCGTAAACGGAGAAAATGTTGCGATAGGCGAACTTACTGCAATGGGAGAAGCAATGTTACTGTATGACCTGGAAAAACATTACTTTGATATTCCTTTTTTCAACCAAACTAATTTCTTTGAAAACACCAAAGAAATTATTGATTATGTAAAATATTTTCCAATGGCGTTAAGACAGCCTAACAAGTTGTTTCATAAGCATTACAGAAGGTTCAGACCCAATGAGTAAGAATTGGACATATCTAAATAAACCTATCACAGTGCTACCAGAGGACTGTGTTGGTTTTGTATATGAAATAACGAATACCACTAACGGCAGGAAGTACATTGGTAAAAAACTTGCAAGGTTCAAACGTAGCAGACCTCCCCTGAAGGGCAGAAAGAACAAAAGGCGTTTCAAGGTCGATTCCGATTGGCAAGATTATTACGGAAGCAGTGACGAGTTGTCGGCAGATATTTTGAAGATTGGTAAAGACAAATTCACGAGGCAAATACTTTTCTACTGTAAATCTAAAGCAGAACTGTCATATGTTGAGGCACGTGAACAGTTTGCACGTAAAGTGTTAGAATCAAACGATTACTACAACGGCCATATCCGTGTTAGGGTACATGGCAAAGGAATTCTCAAATCATAAAAAACCCCCGACTCGTTAAAGCCGAGGGTCAGTTTGAATTGCAATTCAATTGTAATTACGCCGCCGTCTTAGCCGCGTTCTTAACTTCTTGAATCTCTTTTCTTCTTGCTTTGATCAGTTTAGATAATTCTGCTAATGCTTTTCTGGCTCTAGTAGCCGAAGCCTTAACACCCTTATCAACAAACTTACCATTCTCTTCTGAGTAAGTCTGAATCGCTGTCATTATAGCATCATGTGTTTCAGTTGACATAATTTACGTCCTTCCTTTATTATCGTACGATTAACATTAATTAACGTCAGTGTTATTAAAGCACTTAAGAAGTGGTTTGTCAATAGAAATTTTATTTTTGGTAAATTAAAAATTGGAAAAATTAAAAATTTCCATGACATTTTTTTACCAATAAATATTTTCCTTGAATAAAAAATTTTCAAACTAGATAATGTATAACCAAAAAGTAAAATTCATATACGATTGCTCTAAATTTGTTGATTGTGAATATCCATCAGAATCATCTTGTATTAAGCATCAGGTACATGAACTTAATGACATACACAAACAGTATGGAGGATTTCCTCAAACCTATACAAAGGATAACACTAAAATTCACCAACGTTGGTGGAATGAAGAAGAATTGGACTTTGCTGAGATAGGAGATCTACTAGGAATGGAGGCTATAACCATTAGCAGTATTAAACAACCTCCTGGACAAGTAGTACCTTTACATAGAGATACGTTCTTTCAATTAAAGAAAAAATTTCCTAAAAAAGAACAACCTGTAAGAGCCTTAATCATGTTAGAAGATTGGAAAGTAGGACATTTTGTACAACATGATGAAGCAGTGTTTACCCACTGGTTGGCTGGTGACGGTTATATTTGGGACACAGACATTTTGCATCTTGGTGCCAATGCAGGCATGGAAGACAAATACACATTGCAGGTATCAGGTTTTATAAAATGATCCAAGGTGTAATTCCAGTAACATGGGCAGAAGCAGATTATAAGAATCTCACTTGGGTAACTAATAAAGTTCACGAAGAAAAATTCAATGCAACTGTAGATACACAAAACTATAACGTTGGTGTGTATATGTGTTTTGAAAATCTACCTGCTAAGTTTTATGATGCTGTAAAGGACCTAGGACTAAACAAAGTTGTTGTTGCAGTTAATAAACTGACCCCAGGACAAATTTTGCCTTATCATACAGACAGATATAACACATATAAAGCACGTAATGGTATTACAGAACAAGATGAAATAATTAGAATTATTGTTTTCTTGCATGAACAAAAAGCAGGCCACCAACTTTGGATCGAGGATAAAGTTTGTGTAGGACCTGCAGGTAGTTACTTCGGTTGGGGTAAAGGTGTTGAACACATGGCCGCTAATTTAGGAAGTGAAGATAGATATATCTTACAAGTAACTGGAATAAAATAATAGCCTTACACAACTATTTCAACATCATTAGCGTAATTTGTAAATCCATTTTCTTTTACAACTTTCAGTACAGAGTTCACTCTGCCCACTAATTCATCCTTGTGAGAAATTAAAAATATGTTCTTTTGCTGTGTCCTGCTCATATCTTTGAGCACTGCCATAGAACTCTCAACGCCAGATATGTCCATGCCGGCATCTATGAGCTCGTCTATGAACAACAAGTTGATCTGTTGATAAAGGCTTTCCCAGACATCTCTGAATGCCCAACTTAAACTTAATATCAATCTATTTCTCTCGCCCCTACTCAAGTTGTCGAAGTCAAGTTCTCTGCCTAGTTCCTCAATACGCACACTTAGGTCTGGTTGGAAAGTAACTGTGTGTGGTAATTTTACTTTGCCTAAGAAGAATGCCAATCTTTGATTCAAGTATGTCAAGTTCTGTTCTATGATCCTTGTCCTTATGAACGAGTCCTTCGCAGTCAAAAGTTTGTACAAGAAGTCCTGGTGTCTGTGTAGGTCTTCCAGATCGTTTGCCTTGGTATAATCTACTTTTTGTATGGCGGATTTTTCCAGTTCTTGGATCTGTTCTTCGTACGTGTTTTCTTTCTTTTCCGATTGTGACAACTGACGTTGTAGATCTTTCAGCGAGCCTTTGTGGTTGTATGCTTCATCTATTGTGTCATAGTACGTGTCAGGTATCTGTCCGAGATCTCCCACTTCATCTATGCCCTGTTGTATTTTTGCAAGATCGCTTTTTAATTTTGTGACGTAGTCTGTTGATTCTGTCAATTGAACTTTCAGTTTGTCCACGAGATGCGTGTGCTTGTCGTCGTGTAGTTCCTGTTCGCACGTTGGACATTTCTGTTGTTCGGCGTATTCTAGATCCGCATTGGTCTTGGAAACAGTGATTTCTGCTTTTGTCAACGAATCCTCATGGTACGCTTTCTCTTTTTCCAGGCTCCTTAGGGCAGTCTGCATTTCGTTGTGTTTCTGCAGTTTCTTATGTTTTTCTATCTCTATCTCACTGTCCACTTTTTCTAGCTCTTGGATCGCTTCTTTGAAACCGGCGATGTCGTCTTCCTTCTGTTTGTTCCATGCGTTTGATCTGATCTTTAAACTCTCTATCGATTCTTCTATTTTTTTGTTTGATATAGCGATTTGATCAATACGCATTTTCTCTTCTGTCAGTTGTGTCTTGGTTGCCTTTTGTTTTTCTTTTAACAGATCTGCTTTTTGTGAAAGCAAAGTTATACCAAGCAACTGTTCAATGATTTCCCTTTGCTCGTTTGCCTTAGTTGATAGAAATGGTTGTGTGTATGTGTTGAGTGCAATTATGTTCTTGAACATGGAATGTGTCATGCCCATCAATTTGTTAATTTCCTGTTGTGTTTCTCTGTTTTCGCCTTGTGCTTCGTTGGATTCTAAATTTTGTTCGATGTTGTTTGCATAGAACTTGAATATCTGTGGTTTCCTCCCACGTTCTATGGTGTACTCGATATTGTTTTTTACAAATTTAACACTAACCAACATTCCTTTTTCGTTGGTCTTGTTTACAAGATTATCTCTTCTTATGTTTGTTAATGCTTCGCCAAAGAACACATACGATAGTGCATTGATAATTGTAGTCTTACCAGTACCGTTTCTAGCACCGGCATCGTCGCCACCTAGGTCCATGTTCTCACCTATCACCAACACCAGATTCTTGTTGGCAAAGTTTATGGCCTGGGCCTGGTTACCCACGCTCATGAAGTTTTTTACAGTAAGTTCTTTAATCGTTAACATGTTTTTTGTGTTTTGCTACCCATTCTCTGTATCCTTTGAGCCACTCTTCTTGTGTCACAGGTTTTGCGAGTTGGTCCAATAGTGATTGTTTGGTTACAGGTTGCTCTAGATCCCCTTTTAATACTTTTATCAATTTCTTTTTACTAATTCGTGACATCTAGGTCGTTGTAAATTGCTGTTAATATATTTTTATCGTACACCTCTGAATCCACCCCTTGCAACTGTTTTACAACAATTTGATCTACGCTGTCAAACTTTTGCACTTCCACTTGTGGTTGCTGTGCGTTGTCTACCTGTTCTGGTATCAACTGTAGTTCTCGCAACTGATATTTGTCTATGAATGTTTCTCGAACAAAGTTGGCCTCTTCGTAACTTATTTTGATGTCAAGCGTGACTCTTACGTACATTTTTGGTTTAAGGTATTTGTCAGGATCTTCTAGTAGTTCACTTATTTTTATTGTGATGTATCTCGGCATGTCAGGCCAGTTTATAAATTTAGGTTTACTGCCCATTTCAATGATCATCATGCCTCGGTCGTCGTCCCATGCGTCTGCATAGTTGTGTGGAAATGCGTTGCCCATGTATGTCACGTTCTTCATGTACTGTCTCTTGTGGAAGTGTCCCGAGAACACTTGTCCACAGCCTGCAAAATGATCAGTCTGTATTCCGCCAACATCTGGCATGTCCACCATTGCATTCATTTTGAAATAAGGCAGTTCAAAGTGTCCAAACACATACTGTTGTTTCATTTTTTGTATTTTTTTCCATTCGTCTCCAACAATCCATGGAATGATTGCCACATCGTCTTCCACGATCCATTCATTTACAATATGCACGTTAGGAATGTTTCTAATGAACTCCATTGAATTAATTTCTCTTTTTTCTCTGTAGAACAAATCGTGATTGCCCATTATTACATAAACTTTTTCAAACGCTTTTCCTAGTCTCTCCATGTTTGACACAGTGTAGTTCATTGTGGAAACATTTGTTGCCGATCTGTGGTGATGCCAGTCGCCTAAGAATATGCAGGTTTCACATCCATGTGCCTTGGCCTGCTCGATGAACCAGACAACAAAATCCTCACAGTCGTCGTTGTGAATCCTGCTGTTGCCTTTGAGACCAAAGTGTATGTCAGTGAAACATGCTACTTTGTTAAAAAATGCCATCGGTTACCATTTCTTCTTTACTATTGGTTTGTGGTTTGTCATGTCTATCTTATTCTTGAATTTTATGCCATCAAAATCTTCCGCGTCCAGTTTGCCTTTCTTTTTCAAAGTTTTGTTAAGTTTTGCTAACGTGGTTTTATTGACCTCGTGTACATCACCATGCACAGTCTTCATTTTTTTCTTGTATGACGGTGTGCTGGTATCATTCTCGTTCTGCCTTGTGAAACTCGGCATCATTCCGTTGAATTCTAAAAGGTCATCTCTGATTGATTGGTTTTTCTTTTCAATGTTCAGTATCCTTGTGAAACTGTTTGTTATCGCCGCTGTGTAGTAAGCGAATGGGTTGTCTGATTTTGATTCATCAAACTGTAACCCAATTTGACTCAACTGCATTAGAGCCTGTGACTGCATCTCGTCGTTGTATGTGTAACCTCTCCAGTTTGCTCTCGTTCCATAACGTTCACACAACTTCATGTACATCATCGCCAGTTGGTTGGTCATTTTTCCGTGATCCACTGAGAAGTTTCCGTTACTCATTCCGCCCACCCAGTGGCTCTTGCCCACGCATTTCAGGTTGCCCTTCTTGTCTATCTTGTAGTGCTGGAACGGAGGGAAGTTCACTTTCGAATGGTGATCCGCAGTCTGTTTTGGATTTCTCTTTCTTTCGCTGTCCATGGGTATGTGATCAAAAGTCATAACCCTGAACACAAGGTCTGTCTTTTCAATTTTTTTTGGAGACACTGTGTAGTCAACTAATTTTATTTTCTTGATGCCCGCCGCTTTGGCCTGCTCCCACGCCTCCTGTGTCAGCCTCTTGGCCTTTGCCTTCTTTGCATCAGATATGGTCCGCACGTTGATCTTCTTGAGGTTGGGTACTATGAGGTCATACTGTGCGTCCTCTGGCGTCACATACGAACAATAGGTGTTCTTGCTGGCGTGTATCTGGGCCAATAGATCTCGGTTGTTTAGGTACTTTACTCTCTTCATAAATCCTTTACTTTATATTAGTGTGAATGGCCACAAACAGGCCTGTTGAATCGTGTCGTATGGTGAATTAAGTGTGCCTAAAATAATGCCTATAAATACAGTAAAGTATACAAAATTTTGTAAGGAAACACAACCAAAAAGATACCATGGTAACAGGCATATTTAAAAAAGTAGAAGATTTTGCAAATGACCCCGAGGGCGGCGTAATAAACAGGACGGTGGCCAGGCTGATCGGATCAGGAGTGCAGACGGATTCACGTTTGGTCAAGACACGTGTCTTATGGAACTCAAAAGGTTCTGAGACAGATTGGAGGGTGAAACTGACAGTGCCGATCGGTTCTCCTGTGGACAATTACCTGTTTGGTGGCGGACAAGGCCCCGGCGGACGATACAGTGACAACAATGTCTTGGCGCCACTGGCCCAAAGCAAAGGCATGTTCTGGCCCCTGACACCGTCCATGGTAATACAGCATTCAGCGAACTACAACGCACTTGCACAGACCCACAGCAACTATCCGTTCCAGGCATATCAGAATTCACAGGTGGATTCACTGAACATAATTGGAGAATTTCCTGTGCAGAACCAACAGGACGCAAAGCACTGGGTGGCGTCCGTGAAATTTCTAAGAACCGTGACCAAGATGTTTTTTGGTGAGGAGCGAGAACTAAAAGGAAATCCTCCACCGATACTGCACCTTTCTGGTTATGGGAAACACATGTTTGACAAGGTACCGGTTGTGGTAAACAGTTTCAACGTAGAACTTCGTTCTGGCATAGACTACATATCCACCAACGGTGTAATAGGAAGGCGTTCAGATGCATCCACAAATTACAACGGCGAGGACTCAACTTGGGCTCCGACACTTTCAAACATTTCAGTTTTAGTTACACCAGTCTACAGCAGGGACACAGTCAAGAGATTCAGTCTCAAGGAATTTGCCCGAGGCACGCTGGGCACACGTGAGGGAATAGGGTTCATTTAATGGCCAGATACTCAAAAACATCACCTTATTTTGACACGCCACAGAACAACGTGAGTCTTGGACAGTTTGTTCGTAGGAGGTTCGCCATAGAAGATGATGACCAAAGTTACACCATCGAGAGAACTTACGCCTACAGGCCAGACCTGTTGGCCTATGACCTTTATGGTTCGCCTAGGCTATGGTGGGTGTTTGCACAGAGAAATCCAAACCAGATAGAGGACCCGATCTACGATTTCAAACCAGGAGTGACTATACAGTTGCCTAAACCGGCAAACATCTCACGTGACCTAGGAGTGTAAGATGGCCAAAGTAACTAACTTAAAAAACAATGTGATTCAGAGCGCCGAGAATGTGGCCAAGGAAGCAGTAAAGTCCAACGAAAACATAACAAACACTACTAATGCTATAAACGGCCTTAATCAAAGGACCAGCAAATTTTTCTCCAAGGAAAAGGAATCAAAAGATAACGGTGCAGTCGACACAGCCACAAGCGATGATGGATATCCCGGCTCTAGCAATGCAACGTCTTCCAGATCCCAAGGCATACAGGAGAACATACTGCACAAGTTCGCTTCATACAACACACTTTTCACGCTCAGCGGTCTCAGGGAAGAAGAACTGCAGGATTATTCCTTCCTGACAAATCCTGTGCATGACGTCGTAGCACGTAGCGCCGGCATAGGAAATCCAAACATTTCAAGTTTCCCGGCCAGTGCAGATGCGTCGGCGGCCGGTGACCTGGACAAATACGGCGGTGTGGCTGAGAGGACTGTACAAGCAAACAAACTAAAGGACGATATCAGTATTGATGTGCTCAAAGACGGCAGGGACATATTCTTCGAGGAAGTGAATCTATTGTCCACTGTAGGTCCCAGCGAAGAGCGAGGACTGGCCGACTTTGTCAAGATGGATTTCAAACTGCACGAGCCGTTCGGCATCTCGTTTGTGGAGAAGATGCGTGCCGCGGCAAGATTGAACGACTACATGGACCACCTCGATGCTCCCATGTTGCTGACGATAGAATTCAAGGGTTTCGATGAGAAAGGCATGCCCATGCCACAGTACGGCACCGTGCGTAAGATACCCATACTGATAACCAGGGTGGACCTGGACGTCAACGAGGGTGGCGCCATATACGATGTACAAGCAGTTCGTATCAATGACCTGGCGTTCGATGACAGATTCAAGTTCCCAAGGTGTGAGATCACCATAGACGCCGACAGCCTGGCACAAGCGGGAGAGCAACTGGAGAAACAACTCAATGAACAGATAGTCAAAGAGAAAGAAGAACACAAGGTAAGGGAGGTGCTGGACGAGTATCGGATCGAATTCGACAGGCAAGTTTTGTCCATTTCCAAGGGATACGTAGCACCCAAATCTGTGCAAAACACTAAAAAACCGCCTTCGCTTAGAGGGAATAATAGGGATTCAATAGAGATATTTCCGGCAGAGGCCCAGGTTTCAAACCTCACCAGCGTCACCAAGTTGATAGAGGACATGGTCCGAAGCACAAAAGGATACGAGGACCTGGCAACAGATTTCTGGACCACTGTGTTGAGGCGTTCGGGCGTGATAGGCGCCAGGGAGGACGCTTCCGACGACACGCTTAAAAAACTTGCGAGCGGCGACAATCTTGACAAAGTGCTTGAAAAAAATCCCTACGTGGATTGGTTCAAGATCAAGACTTCGGTGCAGACCGACTACAATCAGTTCGACAAGATCAACAAGATGCACAGAAAGATTATCACCTACAAAGTTATTCCCTACAAGATACACGTGCTCAAATTCATGAGACCGGGTGTGTTCATGAAAGCAGGGGCGGTTAAAAAGGGAGTGCAAAAGCAGTACAATTATCTGTACACAGGTGACAACACAGACATACAGAACCTAAGGATCAACTACAAGACGGCATACTACATGCGTAACACCATAGAGGTGGGCAAGGCCTCATCCGGTGTGTTCGAGGTAGTGGACAGGGCAATCACAAGGGTGTTCGGCAAGGAAAATCCATTCACCAAGGACCTAACCGCGGTTCGTGGTTATCCGAGCATAGTCAAAGGCAGGAGCGTGGTCAACAAGGAGACTCCCAACAGAGGTGTTGAAGCACGTAAGCAGGACTTCTATGATTACCTCACCAATCCAACCGTGGACATGATGAGGATCGAAATGACCATACTTGGTGATCCCGCCTACATATGCCAGGACCAGTTCATACCTCTGAACAAGCAGGCAAAGGCACGTACTGAAGGAACCATCTATGATCCCGGCTACGGATCGTTCAACGTAGATCAGTACTCACCATTGATGGAGTTGGTGTACAGGTTGCCGGATGACATCAACGACAAGACCGGACTTACTTTTGACAAGAACAGCAACAGACCGGAAGAGAACCTGTTCTTTGCTGGCGTTTACCAGATAGTCAAGATAGAAAGCAGTATTTCCAATGGCCAGTTCCTACAGACACTGACATGTGTGAGGCTAAACAATCAAGAAGGCAGAGGAGCAGACACAGGCATAGTAAATCAGGCGGCCAACAGGTTTACCAAGGCGGCCAACAGTTCAGAGAACATAGGGAACAACACATTTGTGGAAGATGCAATTAAAAGACAAAATATTGAAAAAAATCGAAGAGAGATCATTGAACAATTAGGAACACTTGATCCGTTAGCAGAGTAGAGAATAATGGTAGGATTCGTAGACACACACGACAACATGAAGGGCTTCGATGAGAAGTTCTCAGGCAAGGACTCTGGCCCATACATCGGAGTGGTCAAGTACACCAATGACCCACTGCGACAGGGCAGGCTGGGAGTGAACATTCCGGAACTGTCACAGACCGAGAACCCCGGACCCGACGACACCATATGGTGTAGATATCTTTCACCGTTCTACGGTGCCAAGAGCATAGCGGCAACCACCAAGTCAGACCCCAACGACTACAAAGCCACGCAACACAGTTACGGCATGTGGTTTGTGCCACCGGACATAGACACAGAGGTGTTGGTGATATTCGCCAAGGGCGAGCAGTCCAAGAAGAACGCATTCTGGATAGGGTGTGTGCAACAGCCACTGACCAATCAACAGGTTCCAGGCTACGGCAGTTCCAAGGACAACGTAAGATCAAAACAAGATGCCCAGGATTTGAACAGAGCAGGAGAGACCAACTACGGCACGGATTTCTTGCCAGTGGGTGAGAAGAATCGTAGGATGATCGAAGGGGCACAGACAGCCGCGTTCGCCAACAGCATACAATTCCCTATCAATGACGTACTCGCTGACCAGTTGCTGGACCAAGGACTGGTACAGGACGACATCAGGGGAACGACATCAAGTTCAGCACGTAGGGAGACACCAAGCCAGGTGTTCGGTATCAACACGCCGGGCAGGATACGTACAGATTCAAGGGCAAGGAACATAGGACCAGAGGGTGCACCGGTACAGACAGACAGGAATCCAGGACACAGTTTCGTCATGGACGACGGTGCCGCGGATGGCACCAACCAACTGACGAGATTGAAGACAGCGTCAGGACACCAATTGCTTATGCACGATACAGCGGGTGTGGTGTATCTGGCCAATGGTTCAGGAAAAGCATTCCTGGAGATGGACCAAGACGGGACGATAAGTGTGTATTCTGATGCGGCGATAAATCTAAGATCAGCACAGGATTTCAACATACACTCTGACAGGAACATAAACTTCCACGCAAAAGGCAATGTCAATGTCACAGCAGAGCAGAATGTACAACTCAACGCCGAGGCCAACGTTCACACGATGGCCAAGAACTCCATACGTAATTCATCACAAGGCACGCTGAGGAGTTACGCAGGCTCTGTGCTTTCATCTTTTTCAGCAGGTACACAGTTGCACGGATCAGGTGGAAACTTTGACCTTGCAGGCGCACAGGTACACTTCAACTCACAGGGAGCGAGTTCAGGATGGGGACCTAGTTGGTTAAAACCAGATCACGCAAGTGTGGGCATAGTAGACAACCCGGCCGCCAGAGCAGACATCGACAGCGAAACGCCGATCGACAAAAGATCAGGCAAGCCTAAGACCAAGGCCAACAGAACCACGGTCACTGATTTTGTTACCCATGAACCCTATGACAGGCAGAGCAGTTCGCAACTCAAGAGAGATTTGATCAATAAAATAGTCGATCAGGTCAAATCAGAGAATCCAGACATGACAGTTGATGAATTAGCATCAATTAAAAACGACTTGCTGAGCCAATCTAGTGTTACAGCAGTTGCGGAAAAAATTAGTGAGGTTGTCAAAGTTAACGACAGCATCAAACTCAATGTCAGCAAGTTGACAGATTTCAAAAACCAGGCAAAAAATATAGAAAGCGTAATAAAAAATAAACTAACAAATTTTTCACAGTTGGAGAGCACGGTGAGGAATACCATCAGCAAGGTAAAAAGTTTCTTTTCGTAGAGTAAATATAGCATATGGCATACGGATCAAACACATCAGGAACAGCCGGGGCAGGCAAGATAACCTTCAAAGGGTTTTCGTCCAGGGCGGAACAACAGAACTTCAAACTGTATGATTTTGAGTGTGCCAAGCAAGACCTCATAAACAGACTGAGCATACGTAAGGGCGAGAGGGTTGAGAACCCAGAATTTGGCACTATCATATATGATGCACTGTTTGAACCTCTGACGGAACTGTTGAGAGAGCAGATCACAGAGGATGTGACCAACAATATCACGGCAGATCCAAGGATATCAGCAGACGAAATACTGTTGGAAGAAGCAGAACATGGACTTTCGATCCAGGCAACGATCACCTATGTGCCTCTCAACATAACGGAAAAATTGCGTTTTGGCTTCGACGAGAACAACCTACTACGCCTATCTTAATATACGCACATTTCCTAACATATAAATACCATTGTATACACAATGGCCACAACAGATAGACAGAACAGATTACTTGTAGCGGAAGATTGGAGAAAGATCTACCAGGCCTTCCAACAGGCAGATTTCAAATCATACGACTTCGAGACCATGCGAAGGACTATGGTCGCTTATCTACGTGAGAATTATCCTGACGATTTCAATGACTTTGTGGAGAGCTCGGAATACGTCGCCCTCATAGACCTCATTGCCTACATGGCACAGGCACTTTCGTTCAGAGTGGATCTCAACGCAAGAGAGAATTTTTTAGAAACAGCCGAGAGACGTAACTCAATTTTGCGTCTTGCAAGGCTAATCAACTACAATGCAACACGTAACAAACCTGCAACTGGCTTGTTGAAGATTGATGCCGTGTCCACAACGGAAGATGTCAACGACAGTTCTGGAACTAACCTGGCAAACACAAATGTGATTTGGAATGACGGTGCTAACTCCAACTATCGTGAACAGTTTATAGCAATCTTAAATGCCGCCAATCAAACAGGACAGTTATTTGGTACGCCAAGGGAGTCTGGAGACATAGGTGGGATCAACACTGAAATCTACACGATTGCCTCAAACCAATTAGACCTACCAATTTTCAATTTCAATGCTTCCATAGGTGGAGTCAACAGGAACTTCGAGATAGTGCCAAGTTCGATAAATGATTCAGACAGCATATACGAGAGAGAACCAGTAAACGGAACAGGACTAACATATGCTTACAGGACCGACGGCACTGGTGACAGTTCTAACAACACTGGATTTTTCATGCTGTTCAAACAAGGTACTATGCAGTTTAACGACTTCTCTGTGAACAGTGCCACGACAAATTACGTGCAGAACATAGGCGTAGAAAATATAAATGACAGCGATGTATGGCTTTTCAAATTAGATGAGTTTGGATTACCACTACAGCAATGGACAAAGGTGCCAGCACTGTCAGGAAACAATGCCATTTACAATTCACTATCTAAAAACATTAGAACACTATACAATGTTGTCACAAACAACGAAGACTCGATAGACCTAGTGTTTGGCGATGGTAACTTTGCTGATATCCCTTTAGGAAATTTTAGATCTTACTACAGAGTAAGTGACAATTCCAAGTATGCCATACAACCAAACGACATGCAGAACGTACAGATTGCCATCCCTTACACGGATGCCAATGGTGCACAGCAAACTTTGACGGTGACAATGGGATTGAAGGCATCTGTGTACAACAGTGCCGCAACAGAAAGCAACGACTCAATCAAGGCAAAAGCACCACAGGTTTATTACGCTCAGAACAGAATGATAACAGCGGAGGACTATCAAGTGATGCCACTTTCCGCTTCACAAGAAATTATTAAAGTAAGAGCAGTAAACAGATCCGCATCAGGCATATCGAGAGCCAAGGAGATACTTGATCCAACTGGTGCGTACTCCGATGTCAGCGTGTTCGCAGAAGACGGCATATTGTACAGAGAAGAATCAACACAGCAGTTCACTTTCACATTTACTAATAGAAGCCAGATTCAGCAGACACTAGACACAGATGTTGAGGCCAAGTTGAAAAATGCATACGCAAGGCAATTCTATTATCAAAAATACGCAACGAAAGATTTGAGTTCATTGACAGCGACATGGAACTCCACAAGCACATCGACCAACACCAACACAGGATATTTTAAAAGTGCTGGACCTTTGGTTGTGGGTGATTTTGCATCATCAAATTTAAAGTTTGTCAAACCAGGAGCGTTGGTCAAGTTCACTTCACCTGACACGAGAGAATTCTTGAATAACACTTTAGTTACTTCAGGCACTGACAACGCGGAAGATAGAGCATGGGCAAAGGTTGGCCTAGTAGAAGGTGACGGTGCTAATGGTGGAGTAGGAAATTTAGAATCTGGTCTAGGACCTGTGACATTGAACACAGTGATACCGGACGGTGCAGTAGTAAATGCAGTGATACCAAATTTCACTATAAATTTTAGTGCCGACCTTGAAAAAGATATCATAGACAGGATCGAAGGATATGAAGAATTTGGACTACGTTACGATGATGCGTCTGAAACATGGAAAGTTATAACGGGCACTAATTTAAGCACCAGTTCTATTTTTGCTCTCACCAACACAGGTGACACATCAAGCACCAACCTCGATGCAAGTTGGTGGTTCAAGTTCACAAATGACGGAAACACGTACACTGTAACATATAGAAGGCTGGATTATATTTTTGAATCCGAGGCACAAAACAAGTTTCACTATGATGCCGAAGAAAAAATTTACGATTACAAAACTGGTAAAGCAGTCAAAGACACTGTAAAAATATTAAAGACGAACAGTATTGTTTCAACAGGAAACAGCATTGGATATCCTATAAATTGGCAAGTGGTAGACACTGTGACCGAAGCAGATGGATATCAGGACAACAGGAAAGTCAAGGTAGGATTTTTCGACGATGACGACGATGGAGTAGTTGACAATCCTGAGTTATTTGACATCTACGTTGAACCTACTTTATCCGAATCTACTAAATTTGTGTTTTTTGAGAAGTACAGCTCGTATGATAAAATAGAAAGATACAGACCCTATGCGGCAAGTAATTTTGTAGTGTCTGAGAAAGAATCTGACATAGATCTTAATTTAAACACATACACAGATGGCCAATTGTTTTATTTTTACGCGGCGGACGAAGATGTCATCAAATCATACAGCACAACAACTAACTCATTTAGCACAAGCACAGACTACCTTGCACGTAGGGGTAGAGGGTCAATTAATTTTCAATACAAGCATCATGCAGGACAAGAGACAAGGATAGATCCTAGTGTATCTAATATAGTAGACGTATATCTGTTAGAGAGAACATATGATAACTTGTACAGAATATGGTTACAGGACGGAGGCACAGAACCAACGCCTTCGACAAGTGACCAGATGCGAATAAGTTATTCAGGTAAACTTAATCCTTTGAAATCACTTAGTGATCAAATAATATATCATCCTGTGAAATACAAGATACTTTTCGGATCAAATGCCGACGAAGAATTACAAGCAACTTTTAAAGTTGTTAAAAACCCAAACGTCAAGACAACAGATGCAATCATTAAAACACGAGTCATAAATGCTATCAATGAGTTTTTTGCACTGGACAACTGGGATTTTGGAGACGCATTTTACTTTACAGAATTAGCCGCTTTCATACACAACGCTTTGGCACCTGACTTACTTACTGTAGTAATCGTGCCTAATCAGTCTGGACAAGGATTTGGATCTTTGTTCCAAATTAATTCAGCGGCAGACGAAATTTTTATTAGTGGGGCCACCGTTAATGATGTATCGATAATATCTGCTCTTGGAGCCAACCAACTTACCGCTTCAGGCGAGGTAGTATCTAGTACATCGACCGCTACATCAAACACGACAACAGGTTCAGCAGTGTCAGGTTCCACTACAGCAGGCTCCGGTTCAAGCACCGGCAGTAGTGGGGCAGGATACTAATGGCAGATAAACCTACAAGTCCTCTTACAAATAACGAAGTAGTCAAGCAAGGCAAAACTGAGATTCGAAGAACGATCCAACACTTGCCTGCATTTTACAGGACTGACACCAATGATAGATTTTTATCTAGCACACTGGATCCACTTGTTCAAAAAGGATCTCTTGAAAGATTAGATGGTTTCATAGGTAAGCAAGACGCAACCACAAGGATAGCCACTGACAGGTACATTGGTGCAACAAGTGCCGATAGATTTGCTTATCAATTAGAGCCAGCGATCACTTACACAGACAAAGACACAACTTCAGTGAATCCAGAGGACCAAGTTAAATTTACTGGAACGTATGATGACTACATTAACCAAATAAAATATCTAGGCGGCAATGTCAACAATCATGACAGACTTAATAAAGAGAAAACATACGCTTGGAATCCAGCCATAGACTATGACAAACTTGTGAATTACAGAGAATACTACTGGATGCCACAAGGTCCAAATGCCATAGAGATTGATTCAGTAGGTCCACAAGCGGTCGCAGAATATAAAGTTGAACCGTGGCCATTGGATGGCAGTTCTGAACGTGCTTGGAACTTCCTACACAGAGAGAACGAGCGTAACCCTATTCTGACATTGTACAGAGGTAACACATACAAATTTAAAGTAAATGCAAAAGGACATCCTTTCTGGATAATGACGGAGCCTTACAAAAACAAGATAGCGGCGGATGGTAGCACGTCTACAATATATTCAACAGGAGTGACGAACAATGGATCTGATTATGGCACTGTAACTTTCACTGTGCCTACATACGTTAATGACGATCTAACACCTAACACACTTTACTATCAATGTGGTAACCACGATGCACAATACGGAATTCTACAAATAAGAGCGGTAGATGACACATACCAGATTGATCCTGACAATGATATCATAGGGGCAAGGAATTATTCACTTAGGACTTTGAACCTGTCCAATGGTATGAAAATCAAATTCACAAATGACAAAGTACCAGCGGGGTACAAAGACAAAGAATACTACGTTGAAGGAGTTGGTGAATCTATTACATTAACAGATGTAGATGAATTGATAACTCCTGCCAGTTATGCCACAGAGACAACCATCCTTTATGACACTGTTGGATACGATTCAAGGCCGTATGCCAAAGCATTCTATCTGCCTGACAAGCCAGATTATATCACAATAAAGAGGGACAGCATTGACAGGAATGCATGGTCTAGGTACAACAGATGGTTCCATAGGTCAGTGATTGAACAGACAGCGGAATTCAGCGGCTATACACCAGTTCTAGATGAGACGGATCGTGCTAAAAGACCTATCATAGAATTTGATTCCGGGGTTCAATTATATAATCACGGAACTGTTGCCAAGAAATCGGTTACACTTTTAGATACTGTGACAACAGATGTCTTTAGTACGGTTATCAATCAGCCTGGTTTCATAATAGACGGTGTTACTCTGGAAACAGGAATGAGGGTTGTGTTCACGGCGGACACAGACTCTTTGGTCAAAAACAAAGTATACGATGTGGATTTTGTGACTGCTGGTGATAGCACACAGGTTATAGCACTAACAGAAGCCTCTGACGGTACGCCATCAGAAAATGACAGCATATACATAGAATTTGGTACAAACAATCAAGGTAACACTTATTACTATGATAGTTCAACAGAGGAATACAAGAAAGCACAAGAAAAGACAAAAGTTAACCAACAGCCTTTATTCAATATGTTTGATGACAACGATGTATCGTTTGCTGATACAACTGTTTACCCAAATTCAGATTTTACAGGAGCAAAAGTTTTTTCATATGCCACAAGCGACTCGGCAACAACAGATACAGTGCTTGGAATAAAAGTCAAGTACAACACTATTAATAACATTGGAGACATGGTATTTGATTCTGATCATACATTAGGAACATTCACATATAGGTCTGGTACTTCAACTATCACAAAAAATTTAGCATCAGGTCATTTACACTACACCACAGGCAGATCAACAGACAATCACCGAAGTGCATGGATAGAAAGGACAGATGACAGTGAGCAAAGGGTAATAAGGACCTACATAGTTGGAGACACAGAGAAACGATTGTTTCCCATTGATTTTTTTGCCAATTCAGTAGACTTGTCAGATTTAAAGGTTTCAGTAAATGTAAACGGGATAAGAAAAACCTTAGGCACTGACTACACACTTGTGGATGGAACCACTAACAAATATGTGAGATTCGTTGATGAACTTAAAGTAGATGACCAGATAAGAATAGCAGGTTACAGTTCGGCAGACAAAGTAGACGGCAAAGGAATCTACGAGATAGCAGACAACTTGTCTATAAATGCTACAAATGATCAATCTGGAACATTTACTTTTGGACAAATATTAGGACATGTCAAAGACATGTTTGATAAAGATCAAGACCTTACAGGAGTAATACCCGGAAACAGTAACCTTAGAGACAACCCAGATGCCAGACTCAAAGGAGGAACTATATTACAGCATGAAGGATCTTTGATGCCTGCAATTTTTGGATTGGTAGATCAAAATTCAAACCTAATGACAGCAATAGATTATGTGAACAGCGAATATCAAAAATGGTATGACAGTTTCCTTACTAAAGCAGTGGGCACGGCTTATGAAGGAGTAGTTGCCGACAGAGTTGATGAGATAATATTATCAATCAACAAAGGCAGAACTTCTAAATTTCCATTCTATTATGAGGACATGCTTGGACATGGCGAGAACGTGTCTACTAGATCATACACAGTGCAAGGATCTTCTCAGACAGATTACGCTATAGATTCTCAGCATGACATTACGACTTTGAGCAACCGTGCGGTTTACGTCTATCACAACGATGTGCAATTGATCCTAGGATCTGACTACACCTTCAGCACAGAAGATGACAGTGTCACAATAAGCAAGGCATTAGTAGAAGGAGACAAGATAGTGATCAAGGATTATCCAGACACTACAGGCAGTTATATGCCTCCTTCACCTACAAAATTAGGAATGTATCCAAAATTTAAGCCAGAGACATTTACTGACGACACATATCTAACTGACACTGCGGTCATTCGTAAGCATGATGGATCAGTAATTAAAACGTTTGGTGACGAGCGTGATGACCTTATCCTAGAACTTGAAAAAAGAATTTACAACAATCTTAAGACAACTTATGATGCAACATTATTAGACATACATGATGTTGATCCGTCAGCATTCACATCGACAGATTACACAAGAACGGAAATAAACGATGTCATGGGAAGTGATTTTTACCTATGGGCAGGTGCAAACAATGTTCAGTATATCAATAACACTGTTTTCACAGACGGCCTACCGTTTACATACAACTATTCAAGAAGCACAGACAGGCTTTTACAAGAAAAACTACCAGGGTATTGGAGAGGAATTTACAAATATTTCTACGACACCGATGCACCACATGTAAGGCCATGGGAGATGCTGGGACATTCTGAGAAGCCTAGTGATTGGGACGCCACTTACGGAACGGCGCCTTACACGTCAGGCAACGATGTGTTATGGGAAGCGATTGCTACCGAACCTGGCAGATACGGCAAACCAGACATCAAAACGTACCTTCCGGTTGATGCTTCAGGAAACCTACTTGATCCAATAGCAACAGGATTAGTGGACAGTTTTGACATACCTGGAAGAATGAACACTTGGAAGTTTGGTGATCAAGCACCGGCCGAGACCGCTTGGAGGAGATCTTCAGCATACCCGTTCACCGCGGTCAAAACACTTGCACTGACAAGGCCTGCACAGTTTTTCACAAACTTCTTTGACCCATCGAGATTGACTAAGAATCTATCGGGCAACTTAGTATACAAAGATACTGGTGTAAGAATGACACTTGCCACGGCGAAATACCATTTAGAAACTGAAACTGATAACACGACAGGCATCACTACAAGATACCAAACGGCAGGATATCAACCATTTGTATTGAATTACCTTACATCAAGGAACTTAGATCCAACAGTGTTCTACTATGATAAAATGAAAAACTTGCAAGTGCAACTGGCTTACAAGTTGGGAGGGTTCTCTGACAAGGATAATTTAAAGGTATTGACTGATTCAGTGTCACCTGGATCTTCTTCTGGCTCTAAGTTTATTCCAGATGAGAACTATAAAATACTTTTCAGGACCTCAAATCCAGTGGCCGGCTTTGATTATTCTGGCGTGTTGATCGAGAAGAACACGAACGTTGGTCCAGACGGGTCCACACTGGCAGGTGGTTTTAAAATATTAGGATATTCAACTGCCAAACCATTCTTCAAATTCAATTACCCTTTCAAAGGAATATCTGGTGGCAAGGTAAATGTCGCTGGCGTGGAAGTTGAAAAATTTAAAAATTTCCAAGAGACTGTTCAAACTATCCCTTATGGTTACGTGTTTGATACCAAACAAGAAGTTGCTGATTTCCTTTTTGGATATGGCAATTGGTTAGAGTCACAAGGTTTTAGATTCAACAAGTACTCACGAGAATTAAAAGAGACTCTAAATTGGGACAACGCTGTCAGAGAATTTTTATTCTGGACAACACAGGAATGGGCACCAGGTTCAGCAATCACTGTTTCTCCGGGAGCAGATGGCCTAGAACTTGATACAAACAATTCAATAGTTGGACAACTGAAAAATATTGCAGGTGATTACAACATACTAGATGCTGGTGGACGTAAAATAAATGTGCGTGAACTTTCAACTAAACGTATCGGAAAGACTTTCGACATTAATCTAAAGTCACCGGACATCGGTCTGTACAACATATCAATGACCACAGTTCAAAAAGAACACGTACTGCTATTTGACAACAGCACAGTGTTCGCAGATATAATTTATGAACCATTCACAGGATTCAGACAACAAAGGTTAAAACTGGTAGGATGGAAGACCGGGAACTGGAATGGGGACTACTACGCTCCTGGATTTATTTTTGATTCTGCCCAGGTAACATATTGGTCAGCAAACACTGATTACAAAGTTGGCGACACGGTGGAGTACCAAGGTAAGTTTTACGTGGCCAAGGTCAATCATGGTTCAGGCACTAGTTTCGAGTTTAGCAACTGGATGTACAAACAGGAAAAACCTGCCGCACAGTTGATTCCAAACTTTGATTACAAAATTTCACAATTCAATGATTTCTACAATCTTGAGTCAAACAATTTTGATGAGTCACAGCAGGAATCGGCACAGAGATTGATTGGTTTCCAAAACAGAGATTATTTAGAAAACCTTTTCGTTAACGATATATCACAGTACAAATTCTATCAAGGTTACATCAGAGAAAAAGGAACAAAGAATGCCATAGATAGACTTACAAAGGCCAAGTACGAAGGTTCAGACATCGCCCTTGATTTGTATCCAGAATGGATGATTAGGACTGGCACGTTTGGTAACACAGATTTGACGGAAAGTGTACAGGTCACTTTGCAAGACAACAAAGTGGTTGCCAATCCGCAGAGTATAGAATTACACGACACTTCAAACAGCGATCTGGAATACAACAGGAGTTTGCGAATCAACGTTAGTGATTTTTACAAAAAGCCAGTGGAATATTCAGCGGCCACAACTTTCAACCTGTTAGATTACACTAAGCAAGGAGTCAGCAGAGACTCCGCCCAGGTGTTCAAGACAGCGGGTTACCCACGTGTAGAACAGGTGCAACACACTTTATTCAGTGAGTCGGATCTACTAAATTTAGATGTAAACAGCATCACACAAAGTGACTTGATCTGGGTGGCCAACAAATCAAATCTAGACTGGGATGTCTTTAGATTCACTTTTGGAGGAGTAAACATTGACAGTCTAGAATCAATTAACAATTCTACTCAGTTGAAAATAATATTTGATGGTTCACATGGACTTTCAGCAGGTTCATCTACAACATTGCCTGATAAGTTTGCTATTGTGAACAGCCAGGAAAATACTCTCAATAAGGTATTCACAGTAAGTTCTACACCGGACCACAAGACGGTTGTGTTTGATTTTGACGGTAACCTAGGTTTCATTCCTGGACTACTCGACGGGTCAACGGCAGACAGTTATGGAATCCTATACAAGTTCGTCAGCGTAAGGGTGAGTTCTATGGACGTTGCCAACGCAAACATAGGATATGGCATATGGAAGGCCAAGGACGACAGCCTGGAGATGCCAGGAGATAAAATTTTTGCAGACGCAGACAGCGATGGACTATGGCGGG